GGCACGAGCCAGCGAAGTGAGGTATAATATATGGCAAATTTTAAATCAGCAATACTAACCACAGGCACATACACAGGAAGCTCTACTTCTCAAGTAGCTTTGATAACGCCTATGGACGTCAAAAATGAGGACCGTTTATCATTTCAATTTATAAATAATGATACTACACCTAGCAATAAAGATACCCTAAAAGTATGGGGTAGACTAGCCTTTGCATCTGGTACTCTTGGAGCAACCAGTGAAGGATGGACACAGATAGGTGATGATGTTGTAGTGAGTGGTTCAGCTAGCGCATTAAAGTCAATTTCAACAACTGGCTTATATTGGGTTGGTGTAACAATAAACCCTACTGCTACACACGCTTCCTTATCTCATGACTGGTCAATGCTTAGACAGGCATAGGTTAAATGACTGATTATACTTGGAACAGTTCAAGCAGCACTAGTTGGAACACAGCAGGTAACTGGAATCCTAATGGTGTTCCGGGCGTAGACGACAAAGCTATTTTTAACAGCACTAGCACTGTCAACTGTTCTATGGATGTACCGGGTGGTACACACGAAGTAGGAGATGTTGATATACAAAGCGGTTATACTGGGGATGTATCTCAGGCTTATACCTTAAAAGTACAAGATTCAGGAGCAGGTGATGGAAAGCTTTCTATAGCAGCAGGTTCGTGGAGCACAACGTCAGTATTACATGCTAAAGAGATAGATGTAAAAACAGGCGGTACTTTGAACTTAAATGGTACAGTAAATGCCTATATTAAAACTAATTTTACAGTAAGTGGTACAGTAAACAGCCACAATTCAACTTTACAGCTTGGTGCAGCTAGTGTAGGCTCTACTACAGCAGCTAATTTTAATGATACACTTGGTGATGGCACTTGGAATATAAGTGGCACTACAGTCAATCATTATGCTGGGGGAGGTGGTAATACTTTACTACACGCAGCTACATTTGGCACTAATACAGCTACATGGAATATGACACTAGCTACAAATGACCTTAGAACACACATATTTCCTACAGGCAGCAGTTTACACTACTTAAATATGATAGCCTCTGGTTCTTCTACTGGTGGTATAACTTTATCAGAAAGACAACAAGAGTTTGATATGCTTAAGATAGGAGATGGTTTAACTTATAAGTTTGATGATAATACCACTTCGGGTAAAGTCCTTGTTGTGGGTAGTGGGGCTTCTTTAAGTGCTGGCTCAAACGCTGATGATGATAGTAGATATTGTCTACGTGTTGGTACTGGCTCAACTTTAGATATGAGTCCTTGTGATTACCTTGGGAATATACATATATGTGTTAGCGGTGCTATAATGCGTAGTGGTTCAACATTCAAAGCACCCAAAGCAATTTTTAGATTTCAAAATTATTCTAATACAAACGCTATTTCTGGACCTTACGGTGAAACAGGAGGAGGTAATTATACCTTTGAGCACAATGAAGGTTTGATTAGTATAACTGGTGGGGGAGCCTATAGTCGCGGTGGTACTTGGGCATGGACTTCAGCCTCAGGTAGTATGACTAAAGGTAACCTTTACGATTTTAGTCCAAACGGTGGTTCATGTCAGTTAGGTGCTAATAATGCACACTTCTGTGAGAATGATGTGTATATGAACCCAAATTTAAGATTGAACAAGTACGGAGTTACGTTACCCGGTTCTGGGTATTTGTACATGGAAGGTGCAACAATGACTGTTTTAGGAAACTTTTATCAAAAATCCACTATAAGAACGTTAATGACTCGTGGTACCGCAGCCACTTTAAATGTTAGTGGTACTATATTTATAGATGATAGTTCGGGTACTGAAGGCATATTTTTAAGAGAGGATTCAGCAGATTCAATTAGCACGATAAACTGCGGTGGTATTGTAAATCACACTACTAGTAATAACAAAGGAATAAAGGAGACTAGAACATGAGCGGTCTTAATATAGTTGGTCCCGGTGGAATAATAGAAGGCACAACTAATGATGTAAATGTCAATGTAAATCTTGACGCTGCTTTAGATTTTGATGGCTCTAACGATATAGTAGATTTAAATTATGGTAGTGGTGTAAATGCTCAAGCTGGGTTTTCTGTAGCTTTCTGGGCTAAATTAGATGATAGTTTTACAGGTACTAACCAAATGTTTATAGGTTCGAGTACAGGAACAAATCAAAGATTCTACATTGGAAATGATGGTTATAGATGGTCTTTTGGTTATGCTTCATCTGGTTGGAGTGAAGCTGGTAGTCAGACTGCATTTGCAGGTAAATGGCATCACGTATGTGTTACTGCAACAAGCGGCGCACAGAAATTATATGTTAATGGTGTAGAAATTACAGCTCAAGCTAAAACAGATTCAAGCACATTTACGTTAAATAGTGATTTAGGAGCAGGAGCTATGTTTGGTGGTGCTTATTATTCTAATGGAACAATGACAGACATAAAAATATTTGGAGATGTTCTTACAGCAGCAGAAGTTCAAGAACTAGCTTCAAAACCAAATTACGATATTACAGCTGGCTCTATTGATAATTTAACACGATGGTTTAAAACAAACGCAGGTTCAGGAACAACCATTGCAGATGACAGTGGAAACAGCGGAACAGCTGCTGATATAACTGGAGCTACTTGGGTGTATGACCAATTCTATGTAGACCTTCAAAATGAAAGTACTGGTGGTAGTGGAACGTTTACAGTAACACGAGGAAAAGTACAGGGTTTAGCTCTAACATCTTATGATTTTAGTTCATCTGCCTTAAACGTAGCTTATGATACTCACGGTTTTGCTTCTGGAAATAATTTCGCAACTCAAGCAATAACAATGGCTTGCTGGATTAGACCCGAAGCAAGTAGTGCTATGGGAATCATGGGTTTTGCAGGTTTGAATGGCTCAGGTGGAAAATCTATAGCTTTAGGAATAGATGTAGATAGAAACGATGCATTGAGTATGGCACTTACTTTTATGGACAATGATTCAACTTACGGTAATCCTCAAAATGTAGGTATAAATGCTTCATCTTTACTAGACCAAAATAAATGGTATCACCTTGCAGTAACATATAATGGTAGTGGAGTTACTACTCTCAGTAACTTCAATTTTTATATTAATGGTCAATTGGTTGAAACTGGTAAAGCAACAGGAACAACTACAATTTATAACCATTCACCTTCTTTTATGGGTAATAGTGTCGTAGTGGGTAAATGTGGAGCAGACCCTGTAAATGGTAAAGTAAGAGATGTTAGAACTTATGATAGTGTTTTAAGTGCAAAAGAAATAGCTTCAATATGTGCTAATACTAATGTAGCATCACCTAACGAATTATGGTATAAATTTGACGCAACGTCTGGAGTGACAGATGAGTCAACCGCAGATTTAGGAGCTGCAAATACAAATTTCTTACCAGCTGCTAACTATGTCAACGGCACTCTTGACCTTGACAGTCCTACTACTGACCAATTAAGAATATCAGCTAACGGAACTTTGTCAGCACCAAGAGGTAATTTAGCAATAGGTGGAGCAATAAGTGCAACAGTCAATTCATTTGAAAATTATGGTACATTTATTCACAATAACGGAACTGTTACTTTTGATGCTACAGCAGATTACGGACAGCGAATACAAGAAACCGCATCCGCAGCTACGGCGTTTTATAATTTAACACACAACAGGTCTGCCTCTTCTTATCATTTGTATATCAAAGGAGATATTACAGTAGAAAATATTTTATTAAATCAGGTAGGGTTTGTAAACCTTTACGGACCAAATACACTTACAATGGGAACGACCTCTTCAGCAGGTGCTATAACTATGACAAGTTCAGGAATACGTTTCTATAATAATGATTCTTCTAATTATGCTAAAATATACGGAGCTTCAAGTATATATCCATTTGTTTACACAGGTAATGAACCTGACATAGATACATACAGCAGTAATGCTTCACACGTTGCTTTTAAAAATGGTGATATTCAAGTTGCTATGACAGGCGATTATCAGGGTGGTATAGTAAGACTTGATGGAGATATGGAGTTTGATGCCGTAACAGTAAATAGTGGAGATACTTTAAATTTGAATGGACAGAGGGCTGAATTTAGTGGGTTGTTAAGTAGTACAGGTACTATTGCTTGTGGCACTAATGCTTTAGTTATTGCAGATTCAGTAGACACTACATCATCTACTTCAGGTAATATGAATCTTATAGAAACTGGTACTGGTCATAAACATAAATTTACAAGTTCAACTATTACAAATTGGATGTTGAATGGTGGAACAATACAGAACAGCGCACACAGTCATATGGCAGACAATATTATAGTCGCCACAGGTAAATTTGATGTAGACCATAACATAGCTTCAGGAACTCCTATAGTTAATATAACTACGGTAGCAGGAGCAGAGTTAGATGGTAATACATTTACACTTCCTTTATCAGGAGATTGGACTTCCACTGGTGGTCTTATTGGTAAGAGTGCTTTGACATTAGATGGCACTTCAGATTATATGAGAGCTGGAACTTATGATACCGCAAATAATTTTACAGGATGGTCTAACAATAACTTAACAGTTGAAGTATGGGCTAAATCATCAGATTCTTCACAGGCAGGAATAATGACTTCATTCTGGGGAGGAGCTGGCACAGGTAGACATTTTATTTTGTATCGAGAAGCTAATGGCTCAGTAAGAGCCGCAGTAAATTCAGATGGAGGTTCTACTTATGTATCTACTAATGGTGCGGAAGCTGGAGTTAGTCGTGATTGGAAAAATGCAGGTGATGGTAAATGGCATAATTATGCAATGACATATGATGGAGCAAATCTTAAATTATATATTGATGGACAATTATATGCAAACAGAGCTACAGCAGTTACTTTAGCTAGTGGCGATGAAGGTATATTTACAATAGGTGCTTATAACACAAGTAGCAGTGATACTCATAGTGCAAGTGCTGGATATATAGGAGATATAGGAAGAGTATCTGTTTGGAATCATACACTTACAGATAGTGAAATAAGAACAATGATGTTTTATGATTATGCAACTATGGATGCAGATTCAGATTTTAATACTCCTCAAGGCGATTTGAAAGGATGGTATCAATTTGATGAAGGAACTGGAACTTCAATAGACAATCTTACAGCAGTAACTAATGTTGATGGGCTTTTAGTAAATGGAGCTTGGGCAGGAGCAGGAACATTTATAGAAGGTACTTCTACTGTAGATATGACAGGAAATGGTAAAACTATGTATTTGAACGGAGATACAGAGTTCTATAATCTCACAGTTGCTGCAAGTGGAAAAACTACTAATATATATAACGAATTAAATGTGGCATCTGCTTTATATATTGTCTCTGGAGGTACATTAACACATGGAGGTGGAACTTTCCAAGTTTCAGGAGGAAGTTCAGGATATTACCCTAACGTAGTATGTCAAGGTACATATTCAGCAGGTGCTGATTTTGAAAATTTATATACCTTTTACTTTGTTGGACAAAGTGTTAGTAATGTTCAGCCAGCAGGTACATTTAATTATTTGATATACGATAACTCATACAACGGTGGTACTAATTACAATGTATCTCTGGGTGGTAATATAACTGGAAGTAATTACATATCTATTCAAGATAGTTGTGGATTAAATACGCGCAGTAGCGGCGTAGATTATAATATAGATACAAGTAGAATGATTCTAAAAAATTCATCTTCTCTTACATTAAATTCTAGTACTTTAAAACTCACAAATACAACCGGATTAGACATAAGTACAACTACAAATACATTTTCGGCAGGTCCGGGATGTTTAATCAGCGGAACTAGCGCAGGCACTACTTTTAAATCCCAGAATGATTGGACAGTTGTAGGTAACGTTACTAATTTAAATGTAACCAACGAAGAACTTAAAGTAACTGGGTTAGTTACGGATTGTACTGGTGATATACACCAATATTTCCCAACAATTGACCACGACCAACAAATAGATGCAGATACTGCTGACGACAGAGATATACAATTACATGGTGATAAATTAGATAGAAATACGGAGTTGATTAACTCATAAGGAAAGGTTTATATATGGATACAACAGATAAAGAACTATTGATTCGCATAGACGAACGCGTCAACACCATTTTTAATAGAATGGAAAAATTCGAAACACTCTTTACGAATCATTTAGCTCACCATGAAATGTGGGAAGAAGACATCAAAAGACAAGTCAGATGGCTAGTTGGTTTTGCTCTTTCCGCAGCTACAGGTGTAGGTGCATGGGGGATGATGTAGATGGCATATAAAAAGAAAACTAAGAAAAAAACAAAAAGGAGATATTAATGGCACCAAAAAAGAAAAAAGGACTATACGCTAACATACACGCAAAACGTAAACGCATTAAAAAAGGGTCAGGTGAAAAAATGAGAAAACCCGGCTCTAAAGGTGCGCCAACTCGTAAACAATTTAAAAGAGCAGCAAAAACTGCTAAAAAAAGAACAATGAAAAGGAGAAAGAAATAATGGCAGTTAAGAAAAAAGACCCAAAACTAGCTCGAGCAGGAGTATCAGGTTATAATAAACCTAAAAGAACTCCTAAACACCCTAAGAAATCTCACGTAGTTGTAGCTAAAGTAGGTAGTAAAACAAAATTAATAAGGTTTGGTCAACAGGGAGTTAGAACCGCAGGTAAACCTAAGAAAGGTGAGTCTGCAAGACAAAAAGCAAGGAGGAAAAGCTTTAAAGCACGACATGGTAAAAACATCGCAAAAGGTAAGATGTCAGCAGCATATTGGGCTAATAAAGTAAAATGGTAAAATGGTAGATGTAGCATGGAACGTAGGTTTTCGTAACAGAGTTCGACTTTTAGCTGGTATAGAACAAGAGGAATTAGATAATGATTCTTTAGATTTATTAATGGATATATCTGCTGAGTGGTATTACGAACAAATGGGAGTGGCTTTTACTTTAGATGCAAATGACACAGATAATAATGCTGTTATGTATTATTCTTGTTATTTAGCCTCTATTGCACAAAACGGAATGGGTATAGAAAGAATTCAAGTTGGAGATTTGGCAGTTTATTACGAAGGAGATGCTTTTATACATTTCAAAGAACTAGCAGAACAACAACTTGTTATGAAAAATGCCCTTAGCATCAAGACTACAACATACAATGCAGACCCATACCTCGGAGAGGTCAACTGGGATGAAAACGTTACAGGTGTTAACTCTACTAAAGATATGTATCCAAGGCCAAGAGGGACTGGAGGCGAATAATGCCGGGTCTTATTGGTTCACAAGGCGTCCGACCCGGTGCTTTGAATATGAATCGAGTGTTTCGTGCACTACGATATAGAACCGAACAAGCCCAAAAAGTAACTTATCACAGACCAGCTATATACAAAACAGATGCTTATGGAGTACCTTCTGGAACTATAGGTTCTAATGAACTTTTAATACCTGATTTGCCTGCAATTATAAGACCTGCCGTTACAGCAGACTATCAACAACAGAGACAAGGAAGTAACATTATTGGAGCTGCTAGGATATACACCCCAAACATAACAACTATCAAAAAATATGATAATTTTAATCAAAATAATAATGGTGATTTTAATGAAATTGAAGGTTGGGATAGACTAATTACAAATTATAGAACAGTATATAGTGTTTTTACTAGTGGGAATAGTAATCCTAATCCGGAATGGGTAAATACAGGTGGTAATACACCTATTTCAGATGGAGAATCTATACTAGTTAGCGGTAATTCTACCGCAGTAACTTACACTACTACTGGTAATAAAAATGTACTAGAAGCAGACCGTCTTCGCTTCAAAATTAAAACTAACGATAATAATGTAGCACTTACATCAGTAGTAATAACTAATACTAACGGAGCACAAACATTAACTTATACTCCTGCGGCTTTAACGCTTACCCAAAATACATGGTTAACTGTAGATTTACCATTTTTATCAGGTACAACATCGACTAGCGTATATCAAGGAGGTACACGTTACGCAACTACAGTAGCAGGAACTTATGATTATGAAAAAGATTTAGCATCTATTAAATTTAACTACACAGGACCAGCAACTAATGCAGACATAATATATTTAAAAGAAGTTGAGTTTTATAAATCAGTATCATGGCACGTACATTCCTTAAAAGATATGACTGATGGATATATAATTTTTGATTGCGTAAGAACTCAAGGACGCAATGATTCTAGGAGGAGGGCTTACGACGAATAATGCCAACTAATCCACCAGACCATCTAAATAATATAGAACGAGCTCTAATAGACAAGCTCCGTACAGGCACATATATCACTACTACAGGCTCTGCTACGGCATGGTCTGCTGACCCTCCAGACGTCACAGTTTATGGTCAATTCCCAACTACAGACGATGTTAGCTATCCTTGTTTAATTGTAGAAATGGTCGCAAATGGGATAGAAACTCAGTTTATGGGACAGAACATTACTAAGAATGATGGAACTGCGGCAAAAGGGGAGCTCTATGGTATAGGCTTTAATATATATATCATGGTAGATAGAGCAAGCTCTATTACGATTACCAATACTACGTCAGGGGGTAATGTAGCACAGCCCTATAAAGAGAGAAGGTTGCTTAATTATCTCATGCTTAATGGAGCTAATGTGCTTATGGACCTTGATTTTGCTGATATTGTAAAGGGTGCCGCTGGTACGCCTGCTGCAACTGAGGTTGATGAACGTCACTTCAGTGGTTTTAGAAACATTGGTTATGACCCTGCATTGGAATTGTGGACTAGTCAAGCTTCGATGGTAGTAACGTTCAAGAATAGTAGATAGTATGGCTCAAGTTACTTGGGCAACTCAGTTCCAAAAGCAAGATGTAATGAGAACCATTACGGTTGGATTCCAACCATATATGCCGTTTTCACAACAGTACGCTATGTCGCTACGCCCAGAAGCAGAACCCGGTTATTTTGAACTTACACCCCAACCTGAAGGAGATGAAATGCTTCCTACAACAGGAAAGGGTAAAGAGTATAGTTTTGAAACTCGTATGAAAACTTATATGGGAAAGGGTGAAGAAGGACTAGCTTATATGAGTCGATATCATAGCCCAGATAGAGCAACTCAAGTTGCTAATGCACCTCCACAAGGTGCGGCTACAGCTACCTCTACAGCAGCAAAACAACTTGCTAATATGTTTAAGAGTAGGATGGATGTACGAGCAACTCCCAAGGGAATGAGTAGAGATGTGGGTGAGTTAACTTTAGGTAAGCTTACAAGAATGTTAGATAAAGAATTAAAAATGTCTAGGACGCAGGACCAAATAGACCGAGGCCCTAAAAGAGGTGGTAAATTCTGGGGTAATGATTTTGACATTCAACTAGAAAGGACAGGTGGGACATTTAAGGAATTTTTAAACACCAAAATAGGTAAAAAAGAAATGGAAGGTGTACATTCTTTGGAAATGACGCGTGCCGCTGGTAACTCAACTACTTCAAAACTTTTAAGTATGAGTCAAAAAGAGATGAACGATAGAAGTGAAAAGGGTGCTGAGGCTAAATTTAAAGCTCATGTAAAAGATAAACTAACCGTAATGAACGAGACAATAAAAGATGTTGTTTTGAAGATGAGTAAGGAGGAAAGAGAATTATACAATAAAACTGAGGCAACTATGCTTGGAAGAGGTGCAGGAGCTGCTGGGTCAGGGATGTTAGCATCTAGAGCTTTAATTAAAGCAGGTAGTGATGTACTTTTAAATAGAACTTTAAGAGATTTTATAGGTAAAGTTAGTCGTTCTACTTTAATTAACGAATTAAATGGGTTAACAGGATTAGCTAAACATCTGTACCAAGTAAGGTTGGGTAAAAAAATGTTAGGTTTTGCGATGATATCAGCTAAACCTATTACTGTAGGGGAAGTAACTTACCCTAGATTTGAACCAGAACCCCATATTATAGTTATGGAAGTAGGAGCTGGCGCAAATCAATTGGTTAATGGTTTTGGTGAGTGGGTAGTTGAAAATAAAGGGGTTGATTCTAAGATAATGAGTGGATATATTGCAGATGCTGAGACTTATGCAAGTAGTCAAGCTATACTTACTCAGGACCGTGTAGACCATATGTATGAATCTTCGTCTGTTAATGCTGCTCAAATGGTAATAGACAGCACAGGTATAGCTGTAGGAGAGACTGTACTGAGTAATGTTAGACTGATGCCTATGGATATAGCTGAAAATATAAGACAACAGATGATTTTACATTTTAGAGAAGGAGGAGCGTCGAAAAGATTTGCTCAATGGTATCAACGTTTGTTTGACAAAAGTAACTTATTAACACGAAGTTGGTACAATAGCATCAGTATGGTGGGTAAACGAGGAGGTAGCTTCTCAGAAGAATGGACATATGGGGATGACAAAGGAAATCCCAATAAAAGATTCTTGGGTGTTTGGAGTAAAGCATCACAAGATACGTGGAAAAATGACGTTGGAAGAAATGTATCTATTTCTCCCTTTATTATATCTAGACGTAAAGGCGTTGCTGCTTTCAGAACTGGTGGTGATTATGGTAAGGATTAAGCAAAAGCTTTATATAGTAAGCCGAGCTAATTTAAAGGTAACGAGTGGAATGCAAAGTACCGAAGGTCTAGACAACAAAAAATAAAGGTGAATAAAATGGTATATACCCACAATAAAAACGAAAAAGGAGGTGAATTCTAATGGCTTACTTTTTAGGCAGAGACGTTAACGTTTATTTAACTACAGAAACCGCTGTAGCTGATAAAGCAATTGGTACATCAGGTAGTACATCTGTTGCTCCTATTATTAAACTAGGTGCACCAAGCTCAATAACAAATCTATTTGCTGACGATATGAATGCAGCAGTAGCTTTGACTAACTTTACTCCATATGCTGATATAACTGGAGTAGAAGTAGCACTAGGAACCATGGACGAAGACACTTCTTATTTAGGACAGAAACAACCGGGTAAGGTTGAAATCAAGAAGGAATACACTGTATCCTTAACAAGAAAGAAAAAGAATAATCTCTGGGATGTAATTTTTAACGGAGATAGTTCAGGCAACAAAGCAAGATTTGGTATGGGTAATGGTAATACTGGTCTTGGAACAGGAAAAGTTAACCCTAAATCTGTAAAAGATGGTTCAGGTGATTTTTCATGTTATGGTTATAGAGTAAGTTTACAATTTAAAACAGGAACAGCAGGAAATACATCGAACGAAGAAGTTATGTGTATTAAAAACTGTTGTATAACTGGTTACACAACTACGCTTAACGCAGACGGCGTTCAAGAAGAGACACTAGAGTTTACATCATATCAACCAGCAGTATATGGATTGTCTGGTGATGAATTAAATAAAACTCTAACAGCAACAGGAGATTTCTAAGCATGGTTTTTTACTTAGGAAAAGATGTCTCAGTTTACTTATCAACTGAGAACTCAACATTGGGAGTTTCTCCAGCAACAGGAAGTACAAGTGTAGTTAATACATCTACAGCAACATTTGCTGTAAAACTTCAAGACGGTGGCTCTGCTGTAACTGAGACTGAACAAACAGACTTAACAGCAGTCGATTTGAGTATTGGAGCTTTGGATGAAGACATTACATATTTCGGTATGAGAACAGCATTAAAGGCAGAAATTAAAAAGGAAACTACTTTAACACTAACTCGTAAAAAGAGTGACCCTTTATATGAATATGTTTTTGATAAATTAAGGTATGGATTATCAGGTACGAGCGTCAACGATACATCTATTAACGATGGTCTATCTGAACCTACTGTAGAATACGGATATCGTGCTTACGTGCACTTATCTGGTACTTCAGAGGTTATGACAATACCTAACTGTGTAGTATCAGCACATACTGTTAGCTTAAGTGCCGACGGTACAACTGAAGAAACACTCGAATTAACATCTATGGTTACACCTGTTATTAGTGGTGCAAACTACGTAACAGCAACATTACCAGCTAACTTATAGATAATATAATTTAATATGAGGGGGGCTTGAGCCCCCTTCAGGAGATAAATAATGACAGAAAAGAAAATTTGGTCTATGGACGAATTAGTCGCACTCACTGATGAAGTGCAAAAAGAAGAGGTAGAATACAGAGGAAAGGTAGTGGAGTTTCAATTTTGTGAATTAACAGAAAAAGAAGAACCAAAATTTACTGGAATATCTGAAGAACTACCAGAAGAAGAAAAAATGGCAATGTATCAAGAAATTGGCTCTAAAAGAGTTATAAAAATGTTACAGAAAGCTAATGAAAAGGCCCCAGATGGACCTGTTATAACAGAAGAACAATGGGCGCTTTTACCAACCACCTTAAGATATAACATCACCAACAAAATATTAGGCGCAGAGGACGACGCAAAAACAAATTTTCGCGACTGATGCTAGAATCGCCTGATGCGGTGTTATTATATATACCATTAATGAAAGAAATTGGTATGAGTTGGAACGAAATTAAAGGTACCCCTCGAAGAGAATTGGATGGTTTGTTAGCTGCATGCTACGAATACAAAGCATTACATTCAATGGATGGGTATACTGAAAAACAAGTGTCTGAAATGGCAAAAGAAAACCCTCAAGTACGCTCTCAGTACATCAAGTACTTAGAGAAAAAACGTAAGTTTGAGGATAAAATAGGAAAGAAACGCATACAAAGCTTTAAAGGAGTATAATGGGTTTTGCAGGACAAGTATTCGCAGCGCGTGTCGCTATAGGTTTGGCTGTTCCGAGTCGAAAGGCTCTTCAACAGACAGGTGGAATACTTGCTACTGGTGTTAAACAAATACATCAACGTATAAAACAACAAGCTATGGCATCTAATTTAGATAGTGTTCATAGAGAAAAATTAAGAAAGTTAAATACGATGACCACTACTTCTGCTGCAAGAACAGCAAATTTACTTAGGGTGCGTTTAGAACAGAATTTAAAACAACTTAACCAACAAACAAACAATTCAATCCGAAAATCTTTTAAAAATGTAGAACAAAATTATGCTAGATTGAGGGCTAAATTATCTAAACCTCTTCGTCAACAACTTTTTGCTGGAACTGCTGGTTTAACTGGTATGAAGGCAGCTCAACAAATGGCTAGAAATATGGCTGCAATGTCTAAAAAAGACCGTGCAGACGCTATAGCTGGTCAAAGGCGTATTGTTAACCTGATGCAGGAAGAGTTAAACCGCAAAAGAAGACTTTTAGAAAACTCTAAACAGACAACTAAAAAACAAAAAGAAGCTTATCGCGAACTTGTAAAGACTGTAAAAGCTGAAGATAAGGCTCTAACTAAAGAAAAACAAAGGTTAAAGGTTCTTAAAGAAATTGAAGGCGAGGTGTCAGAAATAACACATGAGATGAAAGAACAAGATGCTGTAAGTACTGAAATGGGTGAGACAATATCTGGCGCAGCTACTACTTTGAAAGATAATTTTATGGATGCTTTACGTAACTCAGTAGCACTTTTAGCTGCTTTTGGTTATAAATTACAACAAAGCACAAGTGATTTAGTTGAGTTCGAAAGAGAGCTACTGAATGCTAACTCTGTGTTTAATTTAACTAACGATTCTTTATTTAACGTCGGTAACGAGATTATCAAATTCGGTAACGAATTCGGTATTGCCACTCAAAACGGCGCTACTGGGCTCTATCAGCTCGCTTCAGCAGGTTTGGAAGCAAATGAGGCAATGCAAGTTTTACCTGAGACCTTGAAGTTATCTATGGCTGTACAAGGAGACCACAATACTATCTCTAAACTTACTGCACAAACATTGTTTGGTTTCGGTATGGAAATGAGCCAAGCAGCCGAAGTTACAGATAAATTCGCTTTTGCTATTCAGAAGTCTCTTATTGAGTATCAAGATTTATCAAGCGCTGTTAAGTTTGCTCTACCTTTCTTTACCTCTACAGGGCAATCTATAGACCAATTGTTAGGGGCTTTACAGATATTGACTAATAGAGCTTTAGAGGCTGGTATTGCAGGTAGGGGTCTTAGACAAGCATTGGCTGAATTTGCTGAGAGTGCTATGGATGCTGAAGTAGGATTCCGTAAGATGGGTGTTGAAATATTAAACGCCGAAGGAGAGATGAAACAATTAACTGAGATAGCTGCTCAGTTTGCTGAGGCAGTAGGACCTGAGACAGCTTCGAATACAGAATTATTAACCACTTTAATACAAGACTTGAATGTGCGTGGTGCTACGGCATTTATTCACTTAGTTCAAGCTTCTGATGAATTTACTGAAGCAGTTCAAAATACTGCTAATGCTGGTGGGCAATTGGATGAAATGGTTCGAATACAGAACCAAGCATTATCTGCTCAAATCCAAATTTTAAAAACAAATATATTTTCTATTTTTGCATTAAGAGATGCTTCTTATGAGGGAACTGAATTTATTAATGCTTTCCATGAGGCTGTAGTTAATATGGTGCAAGGATTAAAAGATATGATAGTGGTGGAAGAAGATGGTATACAAAAATTAACAGAATTTGGTCAATCAATTCAAGATGCTGCAATTGTATTTATTGAAAATTTTGACGAGGTTATACACAACCTTTTAGACACTTTACAAAGTTTAGCAGAAGAAGGTAAAATGATTACAAATGTTTTCGAATTATTGTATTTACCTTTAAAGCTTATAACAGATGTAATGAAAATATTACCAGCGGGTTGGTTAGAAATGATAGTTTATTTCAAAATGTTTAATTCAGTAATACCACTTACAACACTGGCTTGGTGGTCTTTATCTAGAGGAATAGCAGCAGCAACTGCTTCACAAATTGCCTACAATGCAGCTTCTGGAATGGGCGGTCTTGGTATGGGTATGGGTCGTCTCAGTTCAAAAGGAATTACTAAGGGTAAAACTGGAAGGTGGATGGTACCCGGAAGAGGAGGTAAAGGATTTGCGACTAAAGGTGCTGCTATGCGTGCTATGGGTGCAAGAGCAGCTCCAACGGCTGCTAGAGCGCTACCTTGGATAGCTAGAGGAGCACTGGGTATGACTGGTGTTGGTCTTCTTGCTTTAGGAGCTAGTGTAGCAATACCATGGTATATGAAAAAGAGAGCAGAAGAAGGAAAGGCTGGTGGAGGATATTTAACTCCAATGGCTCAAGGAGGATTCCCATCTGGTGGTGCTCCATACCTTGTAGGAGAGCAAGGACCTGAGTTATTTGTACCAGAGGCAGCAGGACAACTTTTAAATAATGGCGCAACCCAGAATAATATGGGCAGTGGTATGAAGCTTAACAATGTTACAATAGGAATAGACTCTTTCGGAGGATTGGTATAATGCCCGGTAGCTCTTTTACCGTTAGACCTAATAGGTTTTACAGAGAAAAACAGATTTCTACATCTGTTCACGCAAGTAATCAACATAAAGATTTTGCTAGAAAAAATGATTTTTTATATACTTTGACGACTGGTAAAGAACACCCCTATATAATTTTATCTGGTAGTATAAAACCAGAAGATGATATCGAACAAGGAAATTATAGTCTAAGAGGTGGATACTTAAGAACATTTGCTTCAGGAGTAAATACAACCAATGCAATGGGTGTAACTCCAACAGCTGAATTGTATAGATTACGAGATTTTT